TCGCAGTCGCTGCCGCGGCGGGTGCAGTCGGTGCACATGGGGTTGATCGATGCCGCACTCTCGGCGGTCTCGGTCTCGGTCTCGGTCTCCGGCTCTGCTGCCGGGGCGGTGATCTTGATGCGCCCGGTGATGGCGGATGCCAGGGCGTGACGCGGCGCGAGCTCCGCGCCCATGGTGTCGCGGTTGTATGTGCACTCCATGCTGCGGGCGGCGATGGCCCAGCCGTCGTGCGCCGTGTCGATGGTCAGTGCCCACACGGTGGATGGGACGCGGTGGCGGGGCTGATAGACAGCGACCGTATAGCGGTCTGCGTCTGCTGCGGCAGGCGCGGCGGCGATGATCTGCATCGTCCAGCCGTCGGCGGCGATCCCTGCGCCGATAAGCGCGGTGCTGATGATTTCGGCGGCTTTGGTGATGGTGTTGTTGGTTTTCATGGTGTCCCTCTTTCCGCCCTCTCGGGGGCTTGCTTTGTTTGTGATTATAGTATAGCACATTCGCATTTACTTGTCAAGTGTTTTTGCGAAATTTAATCTTGATAAAATGCGATTTCAGCACATTGCATAAATTCAAATGATAATTTTGTGCAGTATTTCAGGGCTGATTTTCGCCGTTTCATGCGGTCGCGACGGGGTCACGGGCGGGCGGCGGCGGATACCCCCGGGGGGTGCACACGGCGCAGACGTGGGGGAGTTGACCCTCCCGACCAGAAAAAATTCAAAAAAACGCAAAAAGCACTTGACAATCGCATTTACTTGTGGTATAATAGGATCAGCGAAAGGCAGTAAGCGGCTGTACCGGCTGATGCTGCGGATGAAAGGCGATAAGCGCGGCGGGCAGATTGGGCTCGGTTCCGCGAAATTTGACAGATGCCAGGGAGAAAATCATGGGGAATGAAATTAAAAAAGCGGTCGGATATGTCCGCGTCAGCACAGAGGGGCAGACCGGAGATGACCGGTTCGGCATAGATTCACAGAAAGCGCAGATACTTCAGTACGCGAACGACAACGGATACCGCGTCGTGAAATGGTACGAAGAGGACGGCGTGAGCGGCGTGAAGGAAGACCGTCCTGCGCTGAATGAACTTCTTTACGGCGACGATATGACGAATCCGCCGTATGAGGCGGTTATTATCGCGAAAACCGACCGACTGTCCAGAGACACGAAGCTGTACTTCTACTACCTGTACGTCCTCGAAAAGAAGAATATTAAGCTGCTGTCGGTCAACGAACATTTTGACAGCGACGACGCGCTGTCGAACATTTACCGGTCGCTGATGCTGTTTGTGGCGGAACAGGAGCGCAAAAATATCACTCTCCGCACAAGCAAGGGACGCGAGTGCAAGGCGAAAGCGGGCGGCTACAGCGGCGGACGTGCTCCGTATGGGTACAAGGTCGAGCATGGTCAGCTTGTTATCAACCCGGATGAGGAGCCTATCGTCCATATGGTATTTGACGGGCTTGCCGCGAAGAAGTCGCTGTGGGAAATAGCGGATTCGATATCCGACGCCGGATACAAAACCCGTAAAGGCGGCAGATTCCGTGAATCCAACGTCCGCAGCATCCGCGACAACAAGCCGGTATACGAAGGAATGTACAAGTACGGCGACGGCATGGACTACGTTCCCGGAGCGCACGAGCCGATCCTGAAATAATTCCACCAACATTCCAACAAGGAGGCAACCATGAATCCAGCACAAAGAAATTGCAACGAGACGGCAGCACGCAACATCAACGCCCTAACTTACGCACATAAGCTGCTGATAGACGGGCTTGACCGATATGGCAGAACCGAACAGATTCAAAAGGCGTATGAAGCCCTCGACGAGGCGTTTTACGCGGCGATTCGCGCGGAGAGCGAGCGGATTGTACTGAGCGGCGAGACGAGCCGTGAACCGAGCCGTAACACCGTAACACCGGAATCACGTGTAACGGAGCGGGTCAGCCGTAACACCGTAACACAATAACACGTGTAACGGCGGAGAGCGGTTAGTTTGAACTTAGTTTGAGCTTAGTTTCAAGTTAGTTTTAACTTAGTTTTAACCAATACGCAAACAAGGTGTAAACGTCCCGCGAGTTGCCTGCGGTTTAACACAGAATTAGCACGAGTTTAACACGAATTCAGCGTTAAATGTCAATGCGCAACGCTGATTCAGTGTTAAAGGCTCCGAACCGCAACCGGCTTTCCCGAAAAGGAAAGACAGCAAGCAGATACCACAAACGTTCACCTGACCGCAAGAAGCGGTCACGGAATAACAAGCAATCCCGCACCGGCATCGTGCCGAGCGGAGTACCGAACCCCTATACTTAGAGCGCCCAGAGCGCCATTTTCAGAGGAGAGTGGCGTCTTGGGCGCTTTTTCATGTGAAGATACTGGAAAGAAGAAATCAAAAAAGGGAAAAAATGGGAACAAGGTGATAATCCCCGGCTTCGAGAACTGGAACGAACAGCTGCCGGAGTGCGTCGCGCTGTGCGAGGCTATCGCGGCGTACGGGACGGACAGCCTTTCGGTCGCGAAAGACTACTTCGACGCGCTGCGGGGGCTCGCGCAGGACAATTCGGCGGAATCGTTCGAAGAGGAAACCGCCTACATGGTGGCGAAAGGGAAAGAATTCTTCGACGTCGTGAACCGTATGCTCGCGAGATCAGCCGCCGCGAGGACGTCAGCCGCGCCGGAATGGTACGAACTGAAGCGGAAAGTCTGCCTGCTGCTCGCGCCGCACTCATTCGATCACTATATGCAGTATGTCGAATGGAACAGAGAACCGGCGCGGAAGTTCTGGGTGCCGAGAAGAAATGTTCTGATGGGGCTGTGCAACGATCTGCAAGACCTTGAAGAGCATAAGATTAAATTCCTCGGGGTGTCTCTTCCGCCGCGAACCGGCAAGGCATTGAGCGACAAGACGCGCATTCTGACCACGCGCGGGTGGGTGAACCACGGTGATCTTCGCGTCGGGGACGAGGTATACAATCCGGACGGGAAGCCGGTCAAAGTCACGCACGTGTTCCCGAAGTGCAAAGTTAATATCCGGGTCGGGTTCTGGCTGAGTGGACGCCACACATATATCGACTGCCACGAAAACCACGAGTGGGTAGTATTCAAGGGGCGCGAAAGACATCCGCGCATTGTCACGACAAAGAAGCTGATGGAGGACTACGCAAACTTCGACCCTGATAAAGCGAGATTCAAGACCCTCTATTACATCGTCCAACGGTTCGACACGAACAACGCGTGGAAAATGCGAGAGCTGAACAAGCCGAGAAGGATAAAATTCGACAGTTTCGAGCGCATCGAGCCGGTACAGGGCAATTGCATCTCGGTCGAAGGTGGCGTATACCTCGCCGGAGACCGTCTCATTCCGACACACAACTCCACCCTCTGCATCTTCTTCCTGACCTGGCACATGGGGCGACATCCCGACGATTCATCCGCTATGGGCGGGCACTCCGACACGCTCGTGAACGGGTTCTACGGCGAGCTGAACGCGGTGCTCGACGCGGACGGCGAATACCTCTGGCACGACGTGTTCCCGCACGCACAGATCGAGAGCCGGTCGGCGAAGTACCTGCAAATCAACCTCAACCACCCGAAGAGATTCCCGACGATGACGTGCAGATCGGCAGAGGGCACATGGACGGGCGCTATCGACATCTCGCGCGACGGTATACTCTACGTCGACGACCTCGTCAAAGACCTTGAGGAATCGCTGTCTCCTTCCCGTCTCGACGCGAAATACAACATCTACCTGAACCAGATGAAAGACCGTATGAAGGACGGGGCGCTACAGCTCATGGTCGGTACGCGCTGGAATGTCATGGATCCGCTCGGACGAATCCGCGAACAGTACCGCGACGATCCGGATTACCGCTTCACGGTCATTCCCGCGCTCGACGCGAACGGCGAATCGAACTTCCAGTACGAATACGGCGTCGGATTCTCAACCGCCTACTACCGCGACATGAAGAACTCCATCGACGACTGCACATGGTGCGCGAAATACCAGGGCGCACCGTATGTCCGCCAGGGGCTCGTTTTCCCGCCGGATTCGCTGCTCCGCTACAACGGCGTCCTGCCGGGCGGTTCACCCGAACGGATTATCGCCGCGTGCGACGTGGCGTGGGGCGGCGAGGACTATCTGTCAATGCCTATCGTCTACGTGTACGGCGACGGCTCCATGTACTGTGTCGATGTGGTGTTCTCGAACGCTAACAAAGTCTTCACACAGCCCGAAGTGGTCGGCAAGCTGCTGATTCACCGCCCGCACCAGGTACAGTTCGAAGCGAACAACGGCGGAACCGAATACGCGCAGACGGTCGACGAAATGCTCCGCGCGAAAGGGTGCTCACTCAACATCTCAACGCGCCGCGCCCCCGGCAATGCCTCAAAGCTCTCCCGCATCATCCAGTACGCGCCGGACATCGCGAAGATTCACTTTCTCGACTTCGACCACTCGACGCCGGA